TGTCTTCAACGACGCAGTTGAACACCTTCATTGAGCAGGCTGAGCAGCGCATCTACAACACGGTTCAGTTCCCATCTCTTCGCAAGAATCAGTACACCGCAATCACGGTAAACAACAAGTATGTGTCATTGCCAGATGATTTTCTGTCAGTCTATTCTTTGGCGTTGGTGACAGATGTTACGGGTGGCAATCTGGATACAGGCACATTTGAGTATTTGCTGAACAAAGATGTTAATTTCATTCGGCAGGCGTATCCAACACCGAACGACACAGGTGCACCCAAATACTACGCTTTGTTTGGCCCAACAATTACCAATGGGTCAGTCTCAAATGAGTTGTCAGTCATTCTTGGCCCAACCCCCGACGCTACGTATTACGTTGAGCTGCATTATTACTACTATCCCGAGTCCATCACCGTTGCGGCTTCTGGCCAGACTTGGTTGGGCGACAACTTTGATTCCGTGCTGTTGTATGGCTCTTTGGTTGAGGCGTACACCTTTATGAAGGGTGAGACAGACATCATTACGCTGTATGACGGCAAGTACAAAGAAGCCCTTGCACTGGCCAAACGTCTGGGTGACGGTATGGAGCGTCAGGATGCTTACCGGTCTGGGCAATATAGACAGGCGGTGACCTGATGGCCTTCACTGGGAACTACTCCTGCAATACCCTGCGTACAGCCTTGATGAACGGCACGATGAATTTCTCATCTGATGCTTTCAAGTTGGCTCTGTACACAAACGCTGCAACGCTTGATGAAACCACCACCGGATACACATCCACAGGCGAGGCTTCGGGCGGGAATTATGTGGCTACCGGGCAAGTAATTGCCGCCACTGTCTCCACTGCCACGACAGCGGCTGGGAGCGTTGTGTACGTCACGTTTGCGGCACCAGCTTGGACTGGAGTAATCACTGCTCGCGGTGCGTTGATATACAACAATACCACTGGGGACGCAGTTTGCGTTCTGGACTTTGGCAACGACAAAACATCAACATCAACTTTCACTGTGACGATGCCTGCTAACACCAGTACATCGGCACTTATTCGGCTTGTATAAGGATCATTTAATGCTAGTGACTACAACCAAAGGCGAAATGGACGATTCCTTGCTTGAAAAGCGAGAAGGTACAGTCGATAATGACAACGAATTAACCACATGGGTTGAGTATTGGTTGGAAGGCGAACTTGTCCACCGTTCCGCTCATGTGACTTTGAAGAAAATGCCCGTCTTTGGTGGCGGCGAAGCAGCCTCTTTTTAAGGAAACATCATGGCAAACACCCAATCAATGTGTACCTCTTTTATGAGCGAGTTGATGTACGGCTACCACCAGTTTGGTGCGCCTACATTGACTTCTCGTACCAGCCTGACCGCACCTACCAATGACACTTTCAAGGGCGCGTTGTTTCTGACTTCTGCCACTTTGAATGCCTCGACTACCGCCTATTCAACTTCTGGCGAAGTGACTGGGACAGGGTATTCTCCCGGCGGTGTGACTGTAACCAATGCGACGGCTCCAACGTACACCAACGCCTCGACAACTGCTGGCGTGGCTTACTGGACTCCTTCTGCGAGTTTGGTCTACACGTCTGTGACGTTGAGTACGGCGTTTGATACTGTGCTGATCTACAACTCGACGCAGGGTAACCGCGCAGTGAGCGTCCATACGTTTGGTTCACAGACCATCACGGCTGGCACGTTTACACTGACTATGCCTGCCAACACCACAACAACAGCCTTGTTGCGATTCGCCACAACTTAATGCGGAGGCGGTGTACGCCGTAAACCATGTTTGGTATCTCCGCATTTGCACAAAGCCCATTTGCCGCACTAGGTACAAGTGATGTTACGGTCGCGCTGACCGGGGTTCAGTGCAATCCGGATGTTGGCGGTGTAGATGAAACCAATTTCCCTGAGATACAAGAAGTACATGCCAACGGGGAAGTTGGCACAACGACTTCAACCATAACAATTGCGCTGACAGGCGTATCGGCAGATGGAGCGGTTGGTACTGTTGCTCGCGGGGATACTCAGCTTGACCTTATAGGAGTTGAGGCCACAAACTCTGTTGGTACGGTCATCTACACCAAGCTGGAAGTCATCACGGGCGATGCGGCTGTCGGTAGTGTTGGCGATGTTACGCAATCTGTTTCCGTGGCCTTGTCTGGTGTTCAGGCTTCAGGGGAAGTTGGTACGGTAACTCAAAGCCAAGTTGTGCCAGAAACTGGGGATGAGGCGGTTGGAAGTGTTGGAACGGTTGGCCCGGTAGTTACTGTGGCTCTGTCTGGGGTTCAGGCCGCTGGCTCAGTTGGAAGCGTAATTGCCATATATTGGAGATTAGTTGATGACAGCGAAACTTCAAACTGGCAAAATGTCAACAATTCTCAATCTGCTGGCTGGGCTCTGGTGAATAGTGCGGAAACAGCCAATTGGACTTTGGTAGATAACTCAGAAACACCCAATTGGGCGCTGGTAGATGACACAGAGACATCTGACTGGGCCTTGGTTGAGACAGATTAAGGAAGACAATGGCACTCGTACTCGCAGACCGCGTTAAAGAGTCCACCACCACGGCGGGTGCGGGAACGGTGACGCTCCTTGGTGCGGCAACAGGGTTTCAATCATTTGCCGTCATTGGTAACGGCAACACCACGTTCTACTGTATTGCTGGGCAGACCGGCTCGGAGTGGGAAGTCGGGATTGGCACATACACCTCATCAGGGACAACCCTAGCCCGTACAACAGTCCTGTCCAATAGCGCGGGTACGCAGCCATCGGCGCTGGGTTTTTCTGCCGGTACAAAGGATGTGTTTGTAACCTACCCATCTGAAAAGTCCGTCAACGGGGATGCCAATAATGTTGTGGCAATCAACAATATTTCTCTTGGGTTTACGACAACTGCGTCTGCTGCTGGAACAACCATACTGACCGCAGCCTCTTCGTACTTCCATCTTCTCACTGGGACACTGGCTCAAACATTCCAGCTTCCTAACGCCACAACACTCTCCAATGGCGTAGCGTATGTTTTTGACAATAACTCCACCGGCAACTTAACCGTTGTTGACAGCGCATCTGGGACTATTTATGTGGTTCCAAGCGGAGGCATTGAGTATATTTTTCTGGAAAATAACAGCACCGCTGCTGGTGTTTGGGACAAATTTGCATTCCTACCTGTTGCTTATAACTTCAGCAGCAGCACCGCAAACTTTGGTGGAACGACACTTACAAACGGCACTTGGAACGGTACGGCAATTGGCGCGGCTTACGGCGGCACAGGACTGACTTCTTCCGGGTCTTCAGGCAATATATTGCAATCTAACGGTACGGGCTGGGCATCGGTGGCAAACCCATCAGCGCCCGTTGACCAAGCGTACTACTTCGCTTTTATGATGGGATAAGAAATGGCAACATACACCAACGTATCGTATGCGGTAAAGAATGTCGGCACGGGCGGCTCGACTGTAACCACGGTTTCGTCTGGCACTTTGGCTATTGCCAGTCTTGTAGCGGCAAACACTTCAATATCCCCAGTCACTGTTGATGTTTACATCACACGTTCGGCGGTCAATTACTATTTGGTAGAAGGAGCCACTGTGCCGGTTGGCGGTTCGTTGGAGGTGATCCAAGGAAACAGGATTATTCTGCAAGCCTCAGATTCATTGGCGGTTGTCGCAAGCGCAGCCACTTCAGTAGACGTTTGGGTTTCCGGATTGACGGTGGTCTGATATGGCATTTATTGGCAATACGAACATCACTCAAGGCTTCATCCCTGCCATTGATTACTTCAGTGGCAACGGATCGACTGTTGCTTTCACGTTGTCACGTCCAGTGGCGTCGGTGGCACAGGTGCAGGCCAACATCTCCAACGTCCCGCAAAACCCAAGCAGTGCGTTCAGTGTCAGTGGCAACACCATCACGTTCACCTCTGCACCTCCAAGCGGCACAAACAACATCTATGTGTACTACACCAGCCCGATCACTCAGGTGATTGCGCCAAGTCAGGGTACGGTAGGCACGACTCAGCTTCAGAACGGGCTTGTGGTTAACTTTGCTGATGGCTCTGCCGCATCACCATCCATTACAAACGATGGCAACACCAACACAGGCATCTTCTTCCCTGCGGCTGACACTATTGCCTTTTCTGAAGGTGGTGCAGAGGCGATGAGAATTGATTCCTCTGGTAATTTGGGGATTGGTACGAGTTCGCCGGGTTTTAAATTAGTAGTTTCAAAAAATGGCGCTGAAGGTATTGAGTTTGTACCGGGCGGCGTTTCAAATGTCTCTACAACTCAGTATTACAACCGTTCAGGTGCTGCCTACACAGCTAACGCACAAGATGCGTCATATCACTCTTGGTTAATTAGCGGCGCAGAGAAAGCCCGTATCGACTCCAGCGGTAACTTGCTGGTGGGGGCAACTGCCACGATTAACGCAAGAAAAACACTCATTGCATATAGTGATGTAACAAACAATGGGCTTGCAATTAATGAAACGACTGGAGCTTCTGCCACGCAGTTTCAAGCATTCTTTACTAATGGAACATCTTGCGGAGCTATTACTAGGGTTGGCGCAACGTCAGCAGTTACTTACGGCACATCCTCAGACTATCGTTTGAAGAAAAACATTCTTCCAATGGTCGGTGCGTTGGAAAAAATTTCTGCTCTTAAACCATGTACCTATACATGGAAAGATTGTGATGTTGATAGCCAAGGTTTCATTGCTCACGAACTAGCTGAGGTTTGTCCTGATGCTGTTGTTGGCGAAAAAGACGCAGTGGATTCTGAAGGCAACCCGCAATATCAAAATGTTGACACCAGCTTCTTGGTCGCTACGCTGACAGCCGCAATCCAAGAACAACAAGCCATCATCACTTCACTGACTGACCGCATCACGCTTTTGGAGAACAAATAATGCCAATCAGTACCATTGGAACAGACGGGCTATCAACAAGCCCCACACTGACAACTCCTAAAGCAACAACCACCATTGGTGTTGGTAACGCTACTCCTGCGGCTTCTGGTGCTGGCATCACATTCCCTGCAACTCAATCAGCATCATCTGACGTAAACACGCTGGATGATTATGAGGAAGGTACTTGGACACCTACCATTGGCAGTGGGATAACTAGTCCTACATATACAACACAAAACGGTATATATACCAAAATTGGGAATGTTGTTTATTTTGGCATTGAGCTAACATTGTCTGGGGGGACTAGAAATGCAAGTCATTTAAATATATCTGGGCTACCTTTTTCTGCATCTAATGCTAATGCTTTTGGCGGCTCATATAATAGAACTGGTACAGGCTTAAACCAAGCAGCAGTTACAAGTGCTTTACCGACATTATCAATTCAGTTAACTCAGGTTTGGTTTTATACCACTTCAAATGGTACATATATTGGAACTTCACTAACCACTGCTGCCGCTAACTTTTTCATTAGTGGATTTTATACAATTTAACTACACCAGATTAGTGTAGTCGGACACAACAAAGGAACAAATCATGTCACTCACCAAAACAACCAACGTAAGCAAAACACCTGAGTATCGGGCTTATCAAGACGCAAAACAGCGTTGCACAAACCCGAATTCTGGTCGTTGGTATACGCATGGTGGTCGTGGCATTCAGTTTTTGTTCAATAACTTTGGTGAGTTTTTTGAGGCTGTCGGCACAAGACCAAAAGGAATGACGTTAGACCGTATTGACAATGATGGTCATTACGAAGCTGGCAATCTGCGTTGGGCAACGCCAAGTCAGCAAATGAGCAATCGCAGGAATTACACCAGAAAGTTTCGTGTGCGTAATGAGGTGGCAAAACGATTTGTCATCACAACACCAGAAGGTGAATCACTTGAGGTGTTCAACATGGCAGAGTTCTGCCGACAACACGGGCTGACAAAATCAACCCTGCATCAAACAATCAACGGAAAGTACGCCCACAAAGGCTACACGGCTCAATACGCATAAGGAGTAAATCATGTCACTTACAAAATCAACCGTCATAGATTCCATCACCGTCACTGAAAACGGTATTGTGTTGTACCGTGAAGCAACACGCATCATGGAAGATGGCAACGAACTCAGCAAGACTTACCACCGTTCAAGCCTTGCACCGGGTCAAGACCTGACTGGTGTACCTGACAATGTTGTAGCCATCTGCAACGTGGCATGGACAGCAGATGTAATTGCCGCCTACCAAGCTCAGTTGGAAGCAAACAAACCCGCTGGAGAGTAAACACTATGGCATACGTAGGCAATACCCCGTTCACTGCGGCATTCTTAACAGACACCTTTAGCGGGAATGGCTCGACTGTCGCCTTCACCATGTCGGTGGCTCCTGCAACCACATCCTCGGTCATTGTGGCGATCACAGGGGTGTTGCAAGACCCAAGCACATACTCTGTCTCAGGAACCACCCTGACGTTCTCTGCCGCCCCGCCTACAGGCACAAGCAACATCTCTGTACGGTATCTGGGCATCCCAGCTTCAGGCGTGACCACAACAGCCTACAGGACGGTTACAGACACCACAGCCACCGCAGGACAGACAACCTTCAGCATCCCCAGCTACACCGTTGGATATGTGGACGTGTACCGCAACGGCTCTCGTTTGGCCGCATCTGACTACACGGCTACGACAGGCACATCAGTTGTTCTGGTCAACGGCGCATCTGTTGGTGACACGATTACCACTGAGTCGTTCTACGTGTCTTCTGTTCTGAATGCTTTGCCAACCACAGGCGGCTCAATCAGCGGGCAGTTGATTGTCAACAGCGCCACAGGCCAGAAACCTTTGATTGCCCAAGTCAACGGCACAGAGGTGTTTGAAGTTGACAGTGCTGGTAAAACTTTGATTGGTTTGTCATCGTCCATTTCAAGTTGGGGTAGTGGGGCTGGACAACAATTACAAGTAACAGCAAGTGGCGCACGTTATCCGGGCATTTCATCCTATGCCTTCAGTAATACTGCGGCTGGCGATGGGGCAATGATTAACCTTGGTCGTAGTAGAAGCGCAACTGTTGGCACGTTAACCGCTACACAAAGTGGAGATGCTCTTGGGTATTTAATTTTTGAAGGCGTTAATTCTAGTAGCGCACTTACTGGTGGTGGATATATTTCGGTTAATCAAACAGCGGCGGCAGGGGCTTCTTACATTCCTGCGGCTATGTTGTTTTATACCTCTGATGCAACCAATGGAGCCGCAGAAAAGATGCGTATCGACTCCAGCGGTAACTTGCTGGTGGGGACTACTACGACCGCATACGGAACAATCAGCGGTAGATTTATTAGCGCAAGTCCAACATCTGGTGGTGCAGGTCTTTTTTACACAGGGTTTTCTGGTGATGTTTCTACATCTGCGTTAAACGTAGGTAAGTTTGATAACAACAACACAACCTCACAAATTTTTATTAAGTTTGGCGTAAATAACTCTGGCTCTGGCTCTGGTCAAATAAATGCCAACGGCTCAAGTGCGGCGGCTTTTGGCTCATTCTCTGACAGTCGCTTGAAAGAAAACATTGTTGACTTGCCTTCACAGCTTGACAACATCATGGCCTTGCGTACTGTCGAGTTTGACTACATTGAGTCAGAAGGCGGTGGTCATCAAATTGGATTTATTGCACAAGAAGTTCAGGAAATCTACCCAGACTTGGTTGGTGAGCGTGAAGATGGAATGCTGACGCTGACTGATTTGAACAAGAACGATGCTCGACTTATTAAAGCCATCCAAGAACTCAAAGCATTGGTAGACACCCAAGTCAGCACAATCACCCAACTGCAAGCAGATGTAGCCGCATTGAAAGGTAACTCATGACCAACGTAGTCTCGATTGCGCAGTCAGGTGCAAACAATGTAACGATGAGAAATCGGATCATCAATGGGAACATGATGATCGACCAAAGGAATGCGGGGGCGAGTGTTACTTTAAGTTTGACACAAGCTTTTCCTGTTGATAGATTTAATGCGTCACGAGTTAATACTGGCGGTGTTATTACAGCTCAAAGATCAACAACAGCGCCATCAAATTTTGTAAATAGCATTTTAATTTCTGTGACAACAGGAGTTGCAACAGCCGCTACAGATTACTCAACTGTTGGTCAAAAAATTGAAGGTTTTAACGTTTCAGATTTTGGATGGGGGACATCTGCCGCAGTTGCGGCTACATTGTCTTTTTGGGTTCGTTCAAGCATAACTGGGACATATGGTTTTTCTATTCAGAATGCAAGTGCGTATAGTTTTATTGGTTCTTATACTGTCAATGTTGCAAACACATGGGAATATAAAACTATATCTATACCAGCACCAACAACTAGCACATTCCCTACAGATAATTCTGCGTCTTTGTATATGAATTGGGATTTGGGAGTTGGTTCAACATACTCTGGTACAGCGGGATCATGGACGGCTTCCAACGTTTTTGGTTTGACTGGCGGTGTAAAGCTCTCCGCAACCAGTGGAGCCACCTTCTACATCACAGGTGTGCAACTTGAAAAAGGCTCTACCGCCACACCGTTTGAACAGCGTTTGTATGGTACTGAGTTGGCTTTGTGTCAGCGGTATTATGAAGTTCTTTACGCAAACTCTGCTGGATTTGAAAACATGAGTTACTACTCATTATCTGCATCGTATAGAACATCATGGGTATATAAAGTACAGAAAAGAGCATCGGCTTCAACTGCTCTTGGTTCAGGCGCATCATGGATTGGAGCAACTCCGACAATTTATGAAGGAATTTCTGCATCAGGTTTTTATCACGCTTCAACCACATTTTATGTGGCGGCAACTGCTGGAACAATTGCACTTCAAGCATCTGCGGAGTTATAAATGGTCACATACAAATTAAAAAACAATATGTCTGGTAATTCATGTGGAGTATTGCGGTCTGATGGATGGTCTATCCCCTTTGACCCCGACAGCACCGACTACCAAGCCTATCTTGCTTGGCTTGCTGAAGGCAATCAACCCCTTCCCGCAGAGGAGAACACATAATGGCACTCACGCAAGTTTGGAATCCGACCGCATTGTTGGTAATGCGTCATCGGGTCACTGGCTTGCGTTATTTCTGCAAAACAGCCAATTTAAACCTGATGCACCAATACAAAGGCAGTGGCCTGTATTGGAAGCGCCACATGAAAAAGCACGGCAGGGATGTTGAGGTTGGTTTGCTGGGTGTTTATTTTGACAAAGAGCGGTGTCTTGCCGCCGCCAAGCAATTTTGCGAAGCGCACCAAATTGGCTCCAGCCCAGAATGGGCAAACCTGATTCCTGAAAACGGGCTTGACGGAGCGCCAATGGGAGAGACTCACCCCATGTTTGGCAAGCCAAGCCCATGTATAGGTCAAAAACGACCTTGGGTTGGCAAGAAGGGCTCTGACAACCCCATGTGGGGTAAGCCAAGTTCTATGCGTGGAGTGCCCAAGCCGAAGGGCAAAGACAGTCCGTTGTACGGCAGAAAACGTCCTGAAGGTGGCGGAAAGAAGCCCCATGCAGTCATCAGAATAGATGCTGACGGCACAGAAACAAGATACGATTCTGTGGCCGATGCGGCAAGAGCTTTGGAAGTTTCACGCTCTTGCATACACACAGTTTGCACTGGCAGAAACAAAA